AATGGCAAGATGGTAAAGGTAGAAGCTGTACCAGCAGGTTCACTTGCACTGGAATCTCCTGATGGTAATACTATTTTTGCTGAAAAAGCAACAATACGTATCTTCTTGCAGAGGTTTATGTATCAGAAGTGGGACAATACCAAAGAAACATTCTTTAAATCTGTACTCGCAGATAGTTTTAAAGACGATTTGAAGGACACGACAGGTACTTTTAATTGTGGTAAGCCTTCTGGTTTTATTGAGGATTGGCACTCTCTGCCAGAATCTATGCGGGAAGCTATTACTAAAGTGAAAAGGGTTCGTGTAACCTTTGGCACCGTTACTATGTCTGGTGTTACCAAGGCAGGTGATGCACAAGATGTAGTAGATATTCCTTTTGTTTGGGAAGTTGCTACGAAGGAAGGCTTCAAGAATGTTGGTGGTATTGTGGCTAAGATGAATAGTCTTCAACGACTACTGCCCCAGCACAGTTCAGAAGTTCGTGTTGAGAAACGTGAGATGTCTAATGGTAACGATTATTACGTCCCTGTTCTTGAACTTGACATGTCTAATAATATTGATGTTACAGGTGGTACAGACCAAGATACTATCAAGGAGTTCTTTTCCTATATAGACAGTACCAACAAGTGGGTTCTTGAGGAGTACAACAAGAGCTATCAAGAAGGAGTATCTCAAGAAGATGAAGATACAGTAGATGGTTTTATTGATGTTATTGTAGATGAGGACGAATAGATGAATCATCCAGCAGAACTAGCCCTGCATAGCTATCTTGATAAGGCAGTCAAAGGTAAGTCCAGTATATCCAAGGATACTGCCATTGGCATTGCCAAAGATGTTCAGGATGCTATCATCAAACAATTTGGTGGTGGCAGCAGGGGCAATTTTAGATTGCGTATGTCCAATGTGGGCAGACCGTATTGCCAACTGTGGTTTGAAAAGAACAAGCCAGAGACAGCTGCACCAAAGCCTACTACCTTTATTATGAATATGCTTCTTGGTGATATTGTTGAGGCAGTTTTGAAGGGCTTGATGCGAGAATCAGGTATTCAATATACTGACTCACAACAAGTCACGTTAGATATAGGTACAAATAAAATCAACGGTACTTATGACATTGCTCTTGAGGGTGCTGTTGATGATATTAAGTCAGCATCTGATTGGTCTTATCGAAACAAGTTTGATTCCTTTGAGACATTAAAAAGTGGTGATGCGTTTGGTTACATAGGTCAGCTTGCTGGCTACGCTAAAGCTACGGGTCTAAAACCAGGTGGCTGGTGGGTTGTCAACAAAGCCAACGGCAAGTTCAAGTATGTACCTGCTACTAACATTGACATGGATGAAGAACTGGATAAGATTAAAAAGGTATCAGACAAACTAAAAACAAATCAGTTTGAAAGATGTTTTGAGCCTGAAGTTGAAAAGTTCCGTGGTAAGGAAACAGGTAACATGATGCTGTGTAAGACATGTTCATTCTGTGATTACAAACGTGCTTGCTGGCCTAATCTTATTGAGAAACCTGCTGTAAAGTCACAGGCTAAAGAGCCTAAGATTGTAGAGTATACGCATCTTGCGCCTGAATACGCAGACAGCAGAGCATCCTAATGCCTAACTATGCGGCGTTTCGTGCAGCAAGGAAGTACGGATATAGAAGTGGTTTGGAGTTGTCGGTATCTGAAAAGTTAAAACAACAGAACATAAAATTTTTATATGAAGCATTGAAAATTGAATGGGAAGACTTAGCTTATAGAACTTATACTCCAGACTTTATTCTATACAATGGTATAATAATAGAAACAAAAGGTATGTTTACTGCAGCAGATAGAAGAAAACATCTTGCAATACAGCGACAACATCCTAAATTAGATATTAGATTTGTATTTGAAAACAGCAGGAGAAAGTTACGAAAGGGAGCGAAGTCTAGTTATGCAGAGTGGTGTATAAAATATGGCTTTAAATATTATGATAGAATTATTCCAGAGGACCTTGGATAAAAGAGAAGGGCAAAAATAATTATCCCAAGTTCATCTCTTTTCGTGGGAAGAAAGTAAAAAGGAGATAACGTATGAGAGAAAATTATATTGAACACGAGGATTTTTTAATTAGAATACGCCCAACTTTTACTAAGCGAGGTGATTGGACAGGTGATGCAGAAGTTTCTGTCATAGCTTCAGAAGATTCTACGCTACCTAAAGATGTAATAACAGGCATGGAACATTTTGTGAATATGCTACTGTCCTCGCTACCTGTAATGGAAAGGGATGAGTATGTCAGAGAAAAAATATTTGAATACGTTAAGGAACATATTACGCCCGATATTGATTTGGGTGAATCAGAAGATTCCACTACGTTTTATATTGAGGATGATGAAGAAGATAATATTGTTCATCTTACCTTTACTACAAACACAAAAGGAGAAGCTTAGATTGAGACACGAAACTTACATGAAAAAACAGGCCGAAACTTTGTCTAAAGCTGTACCAGTAAAGAAGCAGGTAAACAATGTAATAAAGGATATACAAATGAAACAGGCTTGGAAAGATGTTGAGTGGGATGAAGAACCAGACATGGTAAATAACCCACCCCATTATAACAAAGCAGGTATCGAATGTATTGACGCCATCGAAGCTGCACTAACATCTGAAGAGTTCAAGGGTTATTGTAAAGGCAACAATCTAAAATACACATGGCGTGAGAACTACAAGAACAAAGAAGAGGACTTGAAAAAAGCACACTGGTACCTTAGTCGGATTATTGACAGGGTTGACAAAGATGAGAGTTAAGATTTACGTTACACTAGATTTAGACCCAGAAGAATATCCTATGCCAGCAGATGAAAATCCTGTTGAGGAATTAGAAGATAGCCTACAAGATTATTTCTATGAGATTGAGGGTGTATCTATTAGAAACTTGAAGATAAGAACGGAGTGATACATGAATAATTATTTGCCAACTGATTACCAAAACTTCATCGCGCTGTCACGGTATGCTCGATGGAAAGAGGATGAACAACGCCGTGAGACATGGGCTGAAACAGTATCAAGATACTTTGATTACATGACGCAGCACCTAAAAAACAAATATAAGTATACAATGGCTGATGATTTGCGTAGTGAACTAGAGCAAGCAATTCTTAATCAGGACATTATGCCTAGCATGAGAGCCTTGATGACATCTGGCCCAGCATTGGACCGTTGTCACGTAGGTGCCTACAACTGTTCTTATATACCTGTGGATAGTCCACGTGCGTTTGATGAGACTATGTATATTCTAATGTGTGGCACAGGCGTAGGCTTCTCTGTTGAGCGTGAGGTTGTTGACAAGTTGCCGATTGTAAACGAGGTCATGCATAAAACAGATACGGTAATTAAAGTAGGTGATTCTCGTCCAGGTTGGGCAAAGTCTTTGCGTGAACTTATCTCATTGCTTTACGCAGGACAGATTCCAAAGTGGGATGTATCAGAGGTGCGTCCTTCTGGCGCACGACTCAAGACATTTGGTGGTCGTGCATCTGGCCCAGCCCCACTAGAAGAACTGTTCCAGTTTATCATCAAGAAGTTTAAAGGTGCAGCTGGTCGCAGATTGTTTCCCATTGAGTGTCACGATATCATGTGTAAAATTGGTGAGGTTGTAGTTGTAGGTGGAGTACGCCGTAGCGCACTAATCAGCCTGTCTAATTTGAATGATGACCAGATGGCACACGCTAAGTCAGGTGTGTGGTGGGATGAGCCAGAGAAAAATATTAAGCGTGAAGGACAGCGTGGCCTAGCAAATAACTCTGTGGCGTACAAGATTAAGCCAGAGATGGGTACGTTTATGCGTGAATGGTTGTCACTATACGAATCACGTGCTGGTGAGCGTGGTATATTCAATCGTCAATCGGCTGTAAAACAAGCAGCAAAGAATGGTCGGCGTAAGCTGCACGACAAGCCTTTGATTGACGATACTGATTCACAGTATATTACGCACCCACACAGAGATTGGGGAAGCTACATTGACTTTGGTACGAACCCATGTAGTGAGATTATCTTGCGACCATATCAGTTCTGTAATCTTTCAGAAGTTGTTGTACGTGCATCAGATACTCAACAGACTCTTAGTGAAAAGGTTCGTCTGGCTACTATCCTTGGTACGTTTCAGTCCACACTGACTAACTTCAAATACCTACGTAATGTATGGAAAAAGAACACAGAAGAAGAGCGTCTGCTAGGTGTCTCTTTGACAGGTATCATGGATAATCAACTAATGTCTGGTCGGTCAGCACACCTTGGTATAAACATTGGTCAGACACTAGAGCGTCTACGTGACGTTGCTATTGAGACTAATGCAGCTATGGCTGAACAACTAAACATACCACAGTCAGCTGCTATTACTTGTGTAAAGCCTAGTGGCACAGTGTCACAGCTTGTAGATGCAGCTAGTGGTATCCACGCACGACATCATCCACATTACATTCGTACTGTACGTGGTGATAACAAAGACCCAATCACTCAATTTTTGATTGACCAAGGTATTCCAGCAGAGCCAGACGGTAACAAGCCTGATAGCACTACTGTATTTAGCTTTCCCATGAAGGCACCTGTTGGAGCAGTCACACGAACAGAAATGTCAGCGATTGAACAATTGGAGTTATGGCTTACCTATCAGCGTTACTGGTGTGAACACAAACCTAGTATTACAATCTCTGTCAAAGAGCATGAGTGGATGCAAGTAGGGGATTGGGTATTCAAAAACTTTGATGAGGTTAGTGGTATTAGTTTCTTGCCTTATGATGACCACGTGTACGCACAAGCTCCCTATCAAGACATTGATGAGGAAACCTATAATACTCTTGCAGCTAAGATGCCAGAAAAAGTATCATGGGAAAAGTTACGTGATTTTGAAAAGGAAGACACTACATCAGGTGGGCGTGAATTGGCATGTACGGCTGGCGTCTGTGAAGTAGTGGACTTGAACGCAGCATGATATGGCAAGAACCATATTGGTGGGAGTGGTGGTTGCTAATTGCAATTACCACAAACACAGTTGTTAACCTTATTGTATTCTTCAAACACAGATTTAAACAGAAAGGAGTTGACAAATGAGAGAGAAAATGCTAGATGTACTTAGAGGTCATGCAGAGTCTAATATTAATTTGCATGTAATGAATATTGAAGTGTACCTTAAAAACCCTGCGGGGATTGGGGAACACTCTGATATCATGGAAGCTATACAGGGTGAGTTAGACACCATTGCCATGCATGAGGATAGACTTACTATCCTTACTGATTACTTTGGTGAGTAAGAAACTGGTATGGAAACGGGGTGATGGTTGGGTACAGTATGACCCACCCCGTAAATCCGAACAGTGGAGTGAATGGCA